CCTGCTTTTTTTCGTAGGGAAGCCTACACACTAGGTAAGGGCATTAAAAAAACAGAGTTACAACAACGTAGGATTATGCACCCTGAGGAATTGCTAGGTAAAGTTGGCGTACCTGTAGTTGGAGATAGATCCATACGTATTACAGGGCCAGACAAAGAGAGTAGGGCTATAGTAGATATTAATGGAGTACCCCTATCATCAAAACATATACCAGAAGGTGGTATGGAATACTCTAGGGATCATGGTGGATGGGCATCTATGAGTGCTGCTGCTAAAAAGAAGATAACAAACTTTGCCCTAGCCCAAGACAAGACGGGCATAGAAGATGTATTAGGTATATACAGTGCTATGGGAAGAGAGTCAATTAACTTTTCGGCTGATACATTACTGCCTATGATTAAACAACTTGAGGCTATACGTATACCTAAAAAAGATATAAAAGCTTTTGATGATGCTATACGTAAGGGCAGAGTTACTGTAAACAGGGAGACAGGGGTAGAAACTACTACAGCATTACCCAATTGGTTAGGACTAGAACATCCTGATGTTATGAAACAGTTGCTAGGTGTTGATGGAGATAAGGAATTCCCTAGAGATGGAGCAGGGGCATTAAGAAAAGTTATAATTAAAGAAATGATAAGGCCAGAGTGGTACTCAAAGGGATTTCCTGACTATGATGATGTTGTAGACACCATGACTGTACCAGAGTTAGCGGATTTTAAACAGGGATCTTCTGGCCTAACTATGTTCAAGCCTGAGTTTAAGAAGGGAAGGGATGGTAAAGGAAAACTTATAGAGTCCAGTAGAAATTCATCTGCTACTAAATCAGATCATACAAGCTATGGAACTAATATACCAGGAGAATACTTTGGTGGATTGTTTGCCTCCGTACCCCCTCATATTATGTACCCTGACACCTTTAAGGAGTTAAGCAAGAGAAAAGATAAGTCAGGTAAGTTAATGAGTTTTGCTAACCAAGTTGGGTCGCTAACACAGAATCCTAAACTATACGAAGTATACACACCAGAGAAGATAGATAACATAATCAAGTATCTTAACGCTACGCATGGCACTGACTACAACGAAGGTGGTTTAGTAGAAGAGATGGATAGTATACTGGATTAAACTGTAGGCAAAGAAAAGCCCCAAAGCTCTTGACAGCAATGGGGCTTTTTACTGTCTAATCCTTGACAGTACAGTAGTACAGTGCAATACCTATGCCACTATAGGTGATAAACATTTAACACCTCTTAGATAATTTCACATGCACCTCCTGCACATGCGGCCTCACCTGATAGGTCAGTCTCGTCCTCCGCTTCTATCACCTTAGTCAGATCAATGTTGTTAAGACTACTCTCTAACATATTGAATCGTTCCTCAGTAATATCCTCAAAGGGAGCTTGCGTATATGTACCTCCGTTGTATGGTAGTACCGCAATGCCATTGAAGGTGTTACGATTCTTCCACATCCACTCGCCTACGTCAGGCCATTCATCGTCCTTGACAGAGATAGTGCAGCTTACGTTGTGTGAGTTCTGCCCTTCTCTATGGCCTACCTGAACCCAATCTGTGTTGAATAGACGTACACGTTCCAGTAGATCTAACGCATTCTCAGTGCGTAGTATAGAGCCTTCAGGAGCCTTCTGTGGTATCTCTACTACAGCCTGTTGCTCTGGGTTAAAGTACTCGTCCTCTATTAACTCAGGGTGGTGCTTAGCTAAGTGCTGATAGAGTGCTTCATTCTTTCCTAGTCTCTGTCTACGAATGTAATAATCATTATGCCAAGCATGGATGCCACTACTTGTACCAAGTACGCAACTAGAGGTGCCTGATGGCTTGACAGTAGTACACCTAGCACTGACATTAATATTAAGAAGACCAGCAACACGCTCATTCTCTTCTTTAACAATCTCAGCCGCTTCAGCGAGGTCATAGGATAGTATAACGCCAGAGCCAATTCCAGTTTGACCGACTCCAATAAGAGCATCACGCTCCGTGGCCTCTTTCCATACATCCCTGAGATAATGGAAGTCAGTGTATCCAGCTTGCAGCGTACCAATAAGAGCAGCCGCTTTAGATCTTTCATTCAAGTCCTCCTGTGAGGTTATGTCACTTACGTTTAGCTCAACTAAATTGCAGAACTGGTATGGGCGTAACCCGATTTCGCAACATGGATTTGTCCCCCAATCTTTATCATTACTGAAGTAGACCCCAGGCTCACCTGATCCGCTAGCTTCTACACGCTCCCACAACTTAAGGAAATCATCCTTGGTAGCACGATGCCGTAAGATAACAGCACTGTTGTTAGCACGACCACGTTGAGGGTTGTCTACGTACCACTCACCAGCCTTGCTGGACATCATATCAAGATCATCCATGCTGAACAGGGAGATCAATGCTGCCCTACGTATGCCACCTGCAAGTACTGCATCTGCAATGTAACACATAAGGTCATGCACTTCTAATGTACTAAGGTTACGGCCTAGCGCATTGTCTAGCACCTTAGTGAGTTGATGAATACAATCCTTCAATGGCTGAGGGCCAGGTGCCTTACCACCTGAGGTAATCAACATAGCACCCTTAGGGCGTATGTCACGATAGTCAAACTCAACTTCCATAAGGCCATTGAAGTAAGACTCCATCAGTACCTTCACTGCGTCTGCCCAACCTTCAATGTTATCTGATACTAGGAACCTACGCTTACGCTTCTTAGGGCCACGCACTTCAGGTAACTGAGTAACATGGTGACGCTGTACTGAATAGCCTACACCTGTGCCACCTAGTAGTAAGAACATAGTCTCACTAAAGGCTTCCACCTCAGACACTGGAAGGTAAGCACAGTTAAAGATTCGGTTAGGTGCTAACTCTATAGGTGCGCCACCAAACTGTAGTGAGCGCATAGATGGTAAGGCTTTCTTCTCATACACAAACTTGTATGCACTCTCAATGTCTTCTACCATATGAGGATACTTACGCATGTGCATTTGTTTGTTACGGGTTACTAACTCTTCCCATGTCTCACGCCTCTGTAAGGTTGGGATGTACTTAGCGTACTTAGAGAAGACTGTTATGTCTGAGAGTATTTTATTTGTTACGTGCATAATCTATTATTCCTTTTACTATCATATGGATAAAGAACCCCAGTGTTACAAGATATATTGCAGATAATAGCCACACTATATAAGCCTCAATTTGTTGGGTTGTACAGTTATACTGATTTTATGAAAGAAGTCAAGCACTATTTAAACCTTTATTAAAGTTATCCATGAAGTGTTGCATCTTACTCTCATAAGTATAAGCAAACTCATTCTCTAGTAGCCAGTCTTCCATACATCTACGTGTGCCATTCTTTCGTTTCTGTGCGCCAGGAAGTGCCACGTTCTCTGAGTGCAGTACAAATACTATGACAGCCATTGGGTTTGATTTACGAACATGGATGTACTTGTCCATTTCATGCCGTGTTCTGAATCTTCCCTTGACTTCAAACCATACGTTACCCATCACCCCATCGGGTGTGTACTTCCTATTCTCTACGACCTCATAGTCCACCTTGATGGGTTCGTAATCTATATCCTTCATAGGGCCATCAGCAAACAACCTAAACTCTAACCATGATCGGTAGGGTTTAGGCTGGTCACGATTCATGGCAAGGTAATCACTCCATGATTGGTAAGGTTCTGGTGGTATGACCTTACATTTAATGCCGCATGTTTTACCTAGTATGCTAGGCGTTACCTTGCGGTGCTTAGGTTTCTTCTCCTTCTTAATAGGGTATCTCATACTAGGTTATCCAGTAGCTTATTGATATACCAACGGCACTTCTCTAGGTTAGTACGTGCATCCTGCTTCTTGTTAGCCCTCCATGTGTACTTGATTATGTTACCTTTACAGAAACCTTGAAACTCTTCTGCACTTAATGCTGACTGTATAGCGTCAATGCATTCTACTCCACTAACTCCCTCCGACTTATAGTGGTTGGGATGATTAACTAAATCCTCTAGTGCATCATCTAAGCTAGCGGTTAACTCTGGTACTACATTCATTA